GAAATATTCAAAGGAAAAACACTCGGAGATGTGTTCAAAGACATCTATGATAATTCTCATACCAATAAAAAACAATTAGAAGTTCTAATGAAAGAAGTGGTAGGGTTTATTAAAGATGGAGATAGCGCTATTCAGATTATACCTATGCTAAAAGAGTATTTAGAAATTAATGTAAAGAACGATGAGCAACTCGTCAAACTAGCAACAATCGTTCAAAGAATTACAGCAGCTGAAGGAAGAGCAACAGCTGATGGAGACGAGTTCGGTTTATCCGAATCAGAAAAAGAACAATTGATGGATGCAATAGAAGAAAATGTTCAAGAGTTACAAAACAAGCAAGACGAAATTATTCAAGATATTAAACTGGAAAACTAATGGCTCACATTATTAAGAAGGGTTCTGGTGGAGAATCAAATCCTTTAGATAATCAATTACTTACGAGTGATGGATTAAAAAACAAACTCGCGCAAATAGGTGTGGAACACTTATTCTATGAATTAGAAGCAGTAGAAGTTGTGGATACATTTAGGTTAATAGATAAGGTAACTGATGAGACATCAACATCACAACCAGGTGCTATACTTGGTAGATATATATATTCAGAACAAGGTAATAGGGCTTCCGAATTGCAAGAGTTTTTACCAATAGATTCTAATATATTACAATATCCAGTAATTGGTGAAGTCATAATTGGATTTGAATTTAACAACAATAGATATTACTTTGGTAAGTTGAACGATGTTCTATCAAATGTAAACTTTGATAAATTTAATATAAGTGGTGTTAGCAAAACTGATTCATTAGATGATGATGATACCCCAACATTAAACGCTAAAGCAGATTTAAAAGATTTCAGACAAGGTGAATATTTTCAAGATGTATTACCCGAAAAACTTTATCCTGATGAAGGGGATACTATTATTCAAGGAAGGTTTGGAAATTCAATTCATTTGGGTAGTAATCAAGCTGCTGGAACTGGTTCATCACCTAATGTAAAAATTGCTGCAGGTGTTAAAAGTGGTCGAGAAGATATCGAAGTCGATAAAGCATCTATCTATCTGACGACTAACGAAAAGATAGTTTATTCAGAACCCACTTTTACAGAGGGGCCAAAGGCAAGTAGTATTGAATCAGAATTAAATGTCATTGATGGATTTAGAGGATTTAATATAGATTATGATAAACCACAAATTGTTTTTGATTCTGATAGAATTGTTTTGAATGCCAAAACAAATGACATTGGTATTTTTGCAAAAGGTAAAATATTTATTAAAGGGGAAAATGTTACTATTAAAAATAATACTTCAGTCAGTATAGTAACTAATGAAATGGTAACGGATTATTCCAATGGAGTAAAAAAAGATTTAAGTAAAAAATTAAATGATGTAGATGGTGATACACAATTATTGCCAGCAAACATTATACCATACGCAGAAGCATTACAACCAACCATAGAAGCTATTAACAACGGAGTAATTTCAGCGGCAAGTAAAATATTACCACCCGTAATAGCACCAGGTACACCAAATCCATTAAACCTATTCGGTCACCTAAATGATTTTAATTTTTTTAACAAAGAACTAAAACGAGTAAAAAAGTTTTTAAGTATGGAGTGGGTAGATTTAAAAGAATGGAAAACAGTATCTTTAAACGAGGTTAAAGAAGCACTCGGGTTAAATGATTTAGAAACTCTTGAAACACCAGAGTGGGATGAATTTTTTGATGACATTGATAAAGCAAAAAATAAAGTTAAAAACATTCAAGTCCAAGCAGCTGCTTCACTTGTAGCAATCGAAGCAATAAGTGCAGCATTTGATGCTATACAACGTGGTGGTGGTTCTACCGATTCTATATTAGAAGCACTTAATGCTTATGAGGCAGACCCAAATAATCCACCATTAGATTCGATAGACATTAGAGATATTATATCGGATGGTGCTGATACTGAAGATGTAAAAAGATATCTTGACTTTGGTGGTTCACCACAAGTTAGAGAAATATTAGTGAGTTCTAAGAAAAGAGAACAGGATAGTAAGAAATTAGACCAGATGACAATAATAGCAGAATTAATTGCGATGGGAAAAAATTTATAACCAAGACTAAATAGGAGTAGTAATGAAGAAAAAAGACTTAATAAAAATAATCGAATTAGTTGTCCGTAAAGAAGTTAAAAAACAGATGACAGAGATATTTATTAACGAAGATAAAGAGATTAGTTTATCAGAAACAATTTCTAAACCAAAACCAAAAGCTAAAAAACAAATAGTTAAAAAACAATACAGCAAAAATACAGCGTTGAACGAAGTATTGAACAACACAAATCCTTTGGGAAAAAGTCAAACTGACGAGTATCCATCATTGGGCGGTGGTGTTTTAGGTTCTGAGAATATGGCAGAAGTATTGGGTTATGGTAATTTAGGTGGAGTTCAAAATAAAGAACGAGCACGAGAAATGGCAGCAGTAGATACAATCAAAAAAGCAGGAGCAAATGTAGACTCAGTTCCTGAAGGTGTTCAAAATGCATTAACTCGTGATTATTCTGGATTAATGAAAGCAATTAACAAAAAGAAAAAGGGTGAAAACTTTAGACCATAATGGCAAGTGTAAGAGAAATAAATAATAATGATGACATATTTATTGGAGTTAGATTTCCATTAGATTATAGTCCACAGGGATTTTTTTATAAAACAAAAACTATCTTGGAACAGGCAAAGGCTAATTTAAGAAATCTATTATTAACTTCAAAAGGTGAAAGAGTTATGCAACCTGAGTTTGGTTCAAGATTAACTGATGTATTATTCGAACAAGGACCAGATGTTCAGAATCAAATAGATGAAGTTATTAGAGACGCAACTTCATTTTGGTTACCATATATAAACATAAACGATATAGTTGTGGTTCAAGACGATAGTAATATCGTAGATGTATCAATAGACTTTTCAGTATCAGTAGAACCTGATTCTTTTGAAACACTAACATTTAATTTTAATATTGGAGAATAAGAAATGCCGAGGCAAGTAGACTACGGAACAAATAAAAAATTAGTAAAGAAAGAGGTAAATTATCTCGGTAGAGACTTCCGTGATATAAGACAAAATCTTATAGAATTTGCAAAGAGTTACTTCCCAACAACATACAATGATTTCAATGAAGCATCACCAGGAATGATGTTTGTTGAAATGGCAGCATATGTGGGTGATGTATTGAATTACTATGTTGACAATCAATTCAGAGAAACACTATTACAATTTGCAGAAGAAAGAAAGAATGTACTAGCAATTGCTCAATCATATGGATACAAACCAACATTAGCAGCACCATCAACGGTAGAACTTACGGTTGAAGTTGATGTTCCTGCAAAAAATTTAGGTAGTGGTAATTTTAGAGCAGACTTAGATTACGCTGGTATCGTAAGTGCAAACTCAACGGTAGTATCACAGAATGGAACAGAATTTAGTTTATTGGATGATGTTAACTTTAAAGCATCAAGTTCATTAGACCCAATGAAAGTTCAAATTTTACAGCCCGTATCAGGAGATGTTCCACTAAATTATAGATTGACTAAAAGAGTTTTAGCAAAATCGGGAGTAAGAGAAACTGAAACATTTACATTTACCGGCGCTAAAAAGTTTGACAAAATAGTTTTATCAAACGAAAAGGCAACTGAGATTGTATCGGTAACTGATAGTGAAAATAATACTTGGTATCAAGTTCCGTTCTTAGCACAAGATACTGTATTTGAATCAGAAGAAAATACATCACTTAATGACCCAGCTTTATCCGAACATCAAAATGATTCACCATACTTATTAAAATTAATCAAAACAGCTAGAAGATTTACAACTTATGTTCGTGATGATAATAAAATGGAATTGAGATTCGGTAGTGGTATTAGTGCAGACGCTGATGAAGATTTGATTCCAAATCCAGATAATGTGGGTTCATCATTAGGAACAGGTATTTCAAGATTAGATGAGTCATTTGACCCAACCAATTTTTTAAAAACTCAAACATTTGGATTAGCACCATCAAACACTACAATAACTGTAAAATATAATTATGGTGGTAGTGTTGAAGATAATGTTCCATCAAATGCTATCAATAGATTTAATAGAAAGACTTACACAAATAGTACAGCAGGTTTAGATGCCACTTTACAAGATACATCAAATTTAAGTTTGATAATTTATAATGAATCACCGAGTTCAGGTGGAGCAAGTGAAGAAACACTAACTGAGATAAAATTAAATGCAGCTGCATACTTTAATGCACAGAACAGAGCAGTAACAAGAGCAGACTATATTACAAGAGTTTATTCATTACCACAGAAATATGGTAATATTGCAAAAGCATTTATTGTTCAAGATGAACAATTAGAACAAAATGGACAATTAGAAGTTATTGATGGAGTAGCAAAGAGAGTTGGAAACATTACAACTATTCCTAATCCTATGGCATTAAATATGTATTTATTAGGATATACGGGGAATAAAAAATTAACTCAAGTAAACAATGCGGTAAAACAAAATTTAAAATTATATCTTTCACAATATAGATTATTAAC